AACCGTTGTTGCGAAGGGCGTTGCTGTCGTTGTCAGCAGTTCCGACTCGACCCTCAGTCTCAAGCAAACGAGTTGCTACAAACTGAAGCGCGGGTGGAACAATCAAACGACGAGGCCGTGCCGCGATCAGCAGTCCACGCTCATCGGTAAATGCGGCGATGTTAATCACAGCATCTTCCAGTGAGGTTTCATTCAGATCAGCCGCAGTGGCAGGACGGTTAGCATTAGTGCCACCGTTTACCAGCGGGTGAGCTGTACTGAACAGCGTTACGCCGTCACCAGATTGGAAGGTGTTGAAGCCGTTATTCAACGGATTCGCTGACTTCACTTGCTTGGTATGCGCCATTGCCCTTGCAAGAGCTTTTGTATATCTTGCTGACAATGAGTCATATAGATTGTCCTCCATTGCTTCTTCTGTGATACTGAAGCCGAGAGCAATCGTTTCGTGATTATACCTAGCAGTGAACGACTCTTGCGCCGAGTCATAGCTGATGGCCGCGCCTTCAGCTTTAACTGGTGCGGCACCGAAGCCGGACAGCTTTACCTCTTCCTCAAACGAACGCTCAGATGATTCAGTTTCGTAAATCATCGTGTGTTCGTCGTCATACCGCTCGTACTCCAATCCAAACAAAGCGTTTAGACCGGGGAGCAGTTCTTTCAACATTTGTGCGCGTGAAATAGCCATTTCCTAAGTCTCCTTAAACGCCAAGCTTGGTTTCGTAGGCGTGGCTAAGCGGAAGGTACGTCACAATACAGTCGGTGAAAGCATCACCTACCGTGCTGTTAGGCCCATCCACGAAGTCCACAATACGAAGCGGAAGCGTGTTGGTGGTTGCGATAGAGCCACCGTCAAGAGCGTTCTTGCTCCTACCGATAGCAGTTGAGCCAGCAGTGCTGACAGCCGAGACGTTGTTACCCAGACCAGTCTGAGCAATTGCCTCGTCTCCCTGCATTTGGAACAACAACTTGGGATCATCCACGACATAAGCCATGATGTCACTTGCCGCTGTTGAAGCAGGGAAATGTTGGTTAAAGGTTAACTGACCAGTACCGGGATCAGTGTAGGAAACGCCGACAAAGATGCCGACAGTTCCTGCCACGACAGCAGTAGTAACCGCCGCCTTTTCCAAAGTACCAGCCGCAACCAGCTTGACGAAATCGCCATAAAAGATGTCCGTGGCATAACCACTGGCAATCTTAATGTGGCGCACTTTTCCGGTGAAAGAACCGGAAGCACTAAGAGTGCCTACGGGTTCTGCACCCATCGGAGTAGCCGCTGTAGCCATTTTAAGTCTCCAAACTTAGAGTTAAGGCCAAAGCTCCCCGGTAAACCGGAGTCAACTTCGACCAAAGGTAGTCCGAGTTGACCGCTCAGGGTTGAGAACGGGCATTCGGGGATCGTTTTGCTTTAAGAAGTTGTTATCTACAGATTCCATCTGGCTGTTGGCAACTTGCTCGTAATGAGCCTCCCTCGCCTGCGCTTTAGCCTCTGGCTGTTTGCACAAGAGAAGTCCTCCAATCTCGATATTTCCCGCAAAACGGGAGTCGATATCAGACATTACCTCTAGTTCTGGATGATCCTCTGCCTTCACAGGAACCCAACCCTCCCGAAACTTCTGGGAGACGTTCGTGTTATCCGCGTGGCCCAATGTGCTGGTGCGTACCCACCTAAAAACCCATCCATCTTGCGGAGCGGGGTTAGGTAATACGGAGGCCGGAAGCCACGAATCACTGGCTCTTGTCTCTACTTCTCTGGACTCTGCGTCCCTGTTAGTGCGCTGTTCTGCCATTACTGAGCCTCCTTAATAAGCTGGTTGGCATACTGTTCAGGTGTTAGACCTAGCCTTTTGGCTAGACTTAGCTGAGTGCGAGTCAGCTTCACCTTGCGTGGCTTTGCACCGTTATTCCGTGAGGAAGGTGCAGTGACCACGGGTGGACTTTTAGTGGCAAATTCCCTTTCAGGGGCATCATCACCAAAGTATTCTGGAAACTTAGAGCGCATCGTGCGATCTATAGTTTCAAAGTATTCATCGGAGTTAGGGTCGTACCCTTCATCCCTAACAAGCCGCTCATGGACACCATACGCCAGAGCGGTCATGTCTTTTTCCTGACCAAACCACGAGTTATTAGCGGCCCAGCTAGCCGCTTTTTCAGTTGGCTGGGGTGGCTGTTGAACCTGTGGCTGTGGTCTTGGCTGTGGCTGTGGTTGTTGCTGTGGCTGTTGAGCGGCACGTTGCCTTTCAGCGTTCATTTGGTTCATTTGATAATCGGCAGACTGAAACTCAGACTGCGCTCTCATCATAGCCTCTTGGGCGTCTACAACCTTGTCCGTGTTTCCTTCTTCGTATGCTTGGCGATACTGACTTTTAGCTTGCTCCAGCGCCAGATTAGCCCGCTCTCTAATCTGATGAACCAGATATCCCTCGCCTTCTTGAATAATTGCATGATACTTCTTGTTTTCGTCCGCATACCTCTGTGCAACTCTGACAGCTTCTTCGCGCATTTTCTCAGCGGCTTCACGTTGCCTACGCTCTTCATGCTGTTGATAGCGGAGCTTGTTAATACGCTTTTTGACTTTGTCCGAGTAACCTTCCAGCTCTTCGTCACCTGCTTCAACGCTTTTTTCCTTTGCCTCTTTGGCAGGAGAGCGACGATCCTCTTCTGGGCGATCATCTACGACTTCGACATCGACATCGGCTTTTTCACCGCCAATGGTTGTCTTGACACCGAAAAACTTGTCCTCAGTGGACATGGTCTGTTCTTCCATCTGCTCTTCGCTCATACCTTTACTATCCCCCTAGGATCTTCAACTACTGCTTCAACGCTATCGTCATTGATAAGGCGAAACTCCTTACCGTGAACTTTAAATCGCGTTCCACTGTATGAGCGCATTAGCACCCAATCACCTTCCTCGCACCACGGGCCACTTGGGAAGCGAGTTTTGTCTCCGTAAGCGTCAGAGCCCATCTTTACGACGAACCCACAAACAGAGCCAATCTCTTCAACCTGCATGGTTTCTCTTGCTTTGAGGATGCCCCCCTCCGTCATTTCGTCCGGCTCTGGGAGAGCAATAAGTAATTTGTAGCCTTTAGGTTCAGGCAGTTGCTTGGCAACCTGCGTGTCTTCTTCAGTCATAGTCCGTTCCTGCACCAGAGGTAGGTGTCTGGTGTCACCATGCGTTACCGTCTGTAACGAATTACTCGCGCTCTATCCTTTCGTCTAGGTCTAGTAGCGTCCTTTCTGCAAAAGCCAGCCCCTGAATAATCCCCACGTTGCGGGAGTATTCATCCATATCCTTGCAACCACCCATCGCCATATGGTCTGAAACCTCATTCATCTGAACTCTCAGCTCATTCTGTATGGTTGTTAGAAGGTTATTGCTCGCCTTTTTCGTCATCTAGGGTGTCCCTAATAAGATTGAATCCAGCTTTGAATCCCTCAATTTCCTGTTGAGATTCATCTTTGGAATCTTGCATCGCCACCTTTGCGGCGAGTTTTGCGCTTTCTAAGCGTTCATCTTGATCCATTCTTTCAAGATCAATCATGGTTTTGGCTTCTGCCTTTTGTGCGTCGACTTGGATTTTTGCCATGTCAGTCTGCGCCTTAGCCGCCGCCTGTTGCTCTTTGAGCGCCAACTCTCGCTGTTGCATTTGAACAATAGGATCTTGCGACTGCTGGGCGTTCTTTTCTGCCTGCTCCATCATCTGGGCCTTGCCTGTAAGCTGTTCAGCCGCAGGCACTGCCAATCTGGATATACGCAGTTCGATATCTTCGGGTAGCTTCTCATCTGGGCCGGGAAGCTCAATTCCCAGCTCTTTTTCAATCTTAGACCTGTATAGAAACGCTACATGTTCTGCGATGTGTGCGGCAAATGCGGCCTCTATAGCCTTCTTGTTGGGCGCCCTTGCAACCATCTTCATAATTTCTGGGTTTTGCATTGCCGCCATATGAACTTGAATATGCGCTTGGTGATCCTGATAGATGAATGCTTTAACCGGCTCTCCGGTAATGATGTTCATATTTTCTGTAACAGGATCTGTTGGCTTGATGTCGTCCTCTGTTGGGACGATCTTGTCTGCATCTTGGATACCCAGAACATCTAACATCTGACGGTGTAGCAGTGGCAGGTCATACATCTGGGGCGCTTGAGCCGCCAACTGTAACGCCGCCTGATACTGCATGATTCGTTGCGCCATTGTGCCTGCATTGGGGTCGCTGACGGGGATAATGTCCACCCGATCATCAAAGTCTGTGGGGACAATCTGGCCGTCGTCTTCTTGATAGGGGTAGACCTCTGGGCCATAGTCCCTGACAAGCTCTGATAGAATCTTCAGTTCCTTTGAAACTGCGGCGTGAACGCGGGCTTGTACCGCGCTCATCACCTTCATCTCGCGCTCTAATACTGCAAGTGTGGTGCCAACCGGCGCTTCTCCGTTGATGTCTGAGGCTTTTACATCTGCCGCTGACGCAAATCGACGCCCTTCCTGAACAATATCGCCTAGCAACTGATAGAGGACGTTGCTTGGCTCCTTGTATGGTAGGAACGTGATGTTGTCACGGATTGCACCACCCGGAACGTCTACGTCTCGGAACTCTCCGGGCATGATGGGAGTGTCATCACCCTTTATTCGGAGTCCGCGAGATTTCAATCCACCCGGTAAGTTGGCGAGCGTTCCGGCGTCTACTAACTGCCTAAGCAACGATGTTGCTGATTTAGACAGTCCGCCGATCATATGTACTAGACCAAAGCCGTAGAATCCCAGCCCCGGTAAATATTGGTAGTGAACGTAATGATCCCGCTTCATCTTTACGGGGTCATCTTCGTACCAGTTGCGCCGTATTGACAGGATTGTTCGTGATGACTTGTCAATGGTAACAACGTAAGGCAGAGCAATACCCGTGGGCTTGCCCTTATCTGTGTCTTCAAACCCTATCAGGTCGATGTCAACGTGCATCTCTAACAGGGTGTGCCTGTGGTCAAGCTCGTAGTTGTCCGAGTCTCCCGTCATCCGGTCATATTTCTGCTGTATCTCAGAGATGTCCGGTGTTGGTGCAGGCAAATCTATATCTGAATAAAACCCAGCAACTTGCAACTTCCTAATTTCGTTGGAAGTCTTCTTCATTAAATGGGTAGCACGCTCACACGTTGACAGGTCAGACGCACCGTAACTGACCACAAAATCCTCTGCTGGCACAAACATGGCGCAGGGTCTGCCCATACTTGGGTCAAAATAGACCTTACGGAATGCGGAGCCTGCAATCGGCAGGGAGAACAACAGTTTTTCTGTCTCCGTCCTGTACTCCGTCATACGCTGAGTAATCAGGTAGTTCAGATAGTTCTGTACTCTGTTCGCCTGCTTGGTCTTTTCGTCGTCTATCTTGCCGACAATGGTAGTTTTTACAGGGCCACTGGCAGGATATATCTCCTGTATGGTCTGGGCTTGGAAGCGAATAACCGCCTCAGACAGCATCGGGTGAAAAACGCCACAGGCGCCTTCCCACGGTGTAGACCTGTCTTCAAACTTTAGTCCTAACAAGTCAAGGCCACGGACGTAAGAATCTTCCCAATCCGCACGACTCATCCGGTCAGCGTCAAACTGCCCGACAAGCTCGCTCGCAAGGCCATCCAGGTCTCGCTCGTCCATGTACTCCGCTAAGTTGGAGCCATGCTCAATACCCATAAGGCCAGACGCATTTGGATCGAAATCAATAACCATGCCCCCGTCTTCGTCCATCACGCTGACAGACTCAGGGTTTTCGATCACGATCTCTAGGTCTTCACCGCCCCCTTGAGGGCTGAAGGGTGTTGCTACGCGGTCGATAGCCATTTAGTCTTTTTTGCTCGCTGGCTTTTTCTTTTTGGTAATATCCTTTTTTTTCAGCGGCCCACCGCGAACTGTAGTGGGGATATCCTCTTTTTTCAGCGGGCCACCGCGCATTCCAGAGCTTCTTTCGCGACCTTCCAGCATCCGTTGTAGTTTCTCTGCTTCACCTTTTTTGCCAACCGCGCCACCAATAGAGCCGCCTTCATTCATTGTCTTGCCGCCCTTGAAGTAACCTTTCGTCATCATCTTGCTGGCTACCCTTGTCTTTCCGCCGCCTGCCATCTTACCTTGGCCGTCTGCGGCAAAATGCGGCACCTCTTGGCCTTTGTCGTTCGTGACCATCTTTAACTTGCCGCCCTTGTTCATGCCTTTTGGCATTTTCCCGCCCCTAGGATTCATCTTGCTTTTCATTGCCTTCACCTGCGTATAAGTTGTCGAATACTCTGTTTA